CACCAACAAGGGCGAGTCGACGTTACACGTCGGCAGCGAACAAGACGACAGTGACACGTATCAGGATCGCGTAGCCGTTCAGACGGCAAGCGTCGACGTCCTGTTGTCAGCAGCACACGACCAGATCGAGGCCAACCCAGACCACGCCACCAGCGCTCACCTCCAAACCGCGCTGAGCAACATCAAGCGCGCGATTGCAGCGGTGGCGGAGTACGCGGCGGAGACAACCAAGTGATGCGCCGCATCTACGAAAGCGGTTACTGGATAGCGATCTTGTGTGCCACGGTGATGGGAGTTTGCGGATACTTCGCAAACGGATGCGCATCTCCAGTCGAACAGATAGATGACGTTTCTGCAGACGTAGAGCCGCTGACAACATGCTGGAACTCGACGCTGATATCGGCGAGTCATCCACCGCTCGACATGCTCATCAGCGCGCGCGCTATGCAATCCTGGCAAGGCGGCTCGTGGGGTAGCTGCTCGGTCAACTGGGGCGACACACAGGCTTGGTGCCCGCGTCTGGTCGGAACGCCGCAAGTGGTCGCGTACTGGAACTACTGCATACCGTCGAGCGGCCCTGCCTGCCTGATGTCCATCTTCTACGACCCGGATCACGGCGAGACGAATCACCTGCACGGGTTTCAAATCTGGACCACCGACTACAGCAACTACAGCTACACGCACGGGGACATTTCGCCAGCGAGTGACAGCTCGTTCCACAGCGGAACGGTAGACGTCACGCATACCAGCGGCCAGTACTACAACGTGCACACGTGCATAACGCAGTAGCACTGGTACATTTTTTTGCACTCATAACTTAGCTTACTCGGGCGCACCATGGCACCGTGGCGCCACTCAACTCGTCCGGCTACGTCCAGATTCACGGGCCTGGATCTGGTTTGGCACCGCGCGGCATTGTCGCGCCAATCAGCCGGTACGAGCGGTTCAACACGTCGGCTAGCGGTCGCTTCGGTGACATGTGGGCGCCACAGCTCACAGCCATCCTGTGGAAGTTGGACCAAGGTTACCTGGACGACTGGGCGGACCTGGTTGAGTTTGCGATCTCGACTGACGCGACGCTCGCGAGTCTTTACGTCACGCGCATTAGCCGCGTAGCCCAGGCCAGCTTCAACGTCGTCCCATCGAAGTTTGGCGACCCCACGCTGGCCAAGCAGGCCGCTGACTTCGTGCGGTCGCAGATGGCTCGCGTTGAGGATTTCCAGTCGACCATCAAGCATCTGCTGCACGCCATCTTCGTTGGCCAGTCCTTCGCAGAGATGGAGTGGATGCGCGACGGGCCGGATAGCGACCCGACGTACTACGTGCGGCGCTTCCTTCCGCTGCACACGCACCGCTTTCGCTATGACGAGAAGTGGCTGCCGCGTCTCTACGATCGCGGCATGCGCGCCGGCAAAGGAAACGGCACGAACGATATATACGGCGAGGTCCTGGACCCACGTCGGTTCGTTGTGCACCGGCACCAGGAGATTGCTGGCTACCCGAGCGTGGCCGGCGTCATGCGGCCTGGCATCTGGACCTGGCTGTTCATGCGCTGGACGGATCGCTGGGCGCTCAATGCGACCGAGCAGCACGGCAAGCCGTTCATCTACGCGAAGGTTGCGGCGAACACGCCTGAGTCTGTTCGCAACGAAATCAAACAGAACCTTGAAGACCTAACGTCGGACCACGTTGCTGTAGTTGAGCAGGGCGGCGAGATCGTGTTTCAGAGCTCAACACTGACCACGAGCTCAAGCAACATGTTCGAGCTCATGCTCAACCGCTACGAGGCTCGGCTTGGCAAGCTCATCATGGGCGCATCGGACATCACCGATCCAGGCAAGAGCGGTTCGCAGGCAGCGGTCACCACTCGCGCAGGCGTCACCGCCGATCCGCGCATGGTCACCGACGGCATCGCGCTGTCAGGCACGATCGAGCGCAGCTACTTCAAGTGGCTGTTGACGCTCAACGTCCACAAGTTCGGCGGCGGCATGCCTCCAGTGCCGACGTGGGAAGCTAAGACGGCCGGCGATGAAGTCCAGGTAGACAAGCAGGATGCTATTGAGCAGGGCGTTGCATCGTCTGGTGTCGCGCCTTCTGAACGTGCAGTTGGCACTCACGGTTCGGTGGATGAAGCTGCTGCGGCAGCGATGAGCGCCACGATCGAGGCAGCGCCAGACCCAAAAGTTCTACGCCGCTCCTCGAGTGGGCGGCAAACGGCGGTAGCGATGACCCGCACGTCGTCGCCAACCAGCACGATTTCGCCGACTTCATTGCCCTCGGCAACGAAGCTCGCGCAAGCGCTTCGCGGCGCATCGGTCGACCGGCGACGGTAATCGTACGCGGGTTGCGAGAGATCGCGCCTGCGATGGATTCTGTACGCGCTGACATCGTCGGCATACTGCGATCCGCCAAGTCGCCTGGTGGCGTTCGTAAGAAGCTGGCGCAGTGGGCGAAGAAACCAGCGGCGTACGATCAGATCGGCGACGCTATCTTTGATCCTGCCGTGCGCAGCGACCTAGCTGGTCAGCTGATGGTGTACGGCCATGATGCGAAACTGGTGAAGCTGGCAGCGGCAGACGGTACCGTGCAACCGTTCCTGGACATGCCGTGGGACGAAGCGCTGGCGTACTTCCGTGACCGCGGACTGATGAGCGACCGCGACTTTGAGACGCTGCTCAAGGGATACGCTGAGCGTAGCGACGTCGCACGCAAGTTGATGCTGGAGCAGATCCAGAGCACGGTGATGGCGCGTTTGGATGACGCGATCGCCAGCGGAACATCACAGGCGCAGTTCGCAGACGACGTGAACAGTGAGCTTGAGTCGCTAGGGATCTCGCAAGCTGAACCGTCGTATCTAGACATGGTGTTCCGCACGAACGTGCAGAGCGCATACGGCGCTGGTCGCTTCCGCGCGCTGTCCGATCCTGATGTTCAGGATGCGATGCCGTACATACAGTTTCGCAGCGTTGACGACGCACGCGTATGCGATCACTGCTCACCTCTGCACAATCTCGTGTTCGATGCGAAGGGTGAGTTGTGGAAGGAGGTCGCTCCGCCGAGACATTTTCAGTGTAGGTGCTCTCAGGTAAGCCTATCGCGTGCCGATGCTGAACAGTACGAGATCGTCGATCGATTGCCAGCCGAGTACGCCCCCGTCGATGGTTTCGAAGGACCGCCGGTTGCGCGCATCAAGTCGACGCCGCGACAGCTTCCTTTGCCAGCTAACGACCAGTTCGATGAAGCGTTGGCCAAGCAGTCCGCGCAGCGTTTACCAGAGCCAGTGAAAGAGGCAGTGTCTGGCCTAGACGATTCGCAGCTTGACTACCTACGCGGTGGCATGCGTGACATGGGTCCAATCCGCGGTGCGTACGACGGCGCAACTCCGGATGAAGCGAACTCGATCGCGGCTGGTCTATCGCCTGCGCGTGACACGGGGAAGTACCTTGAGCCGATCAAGATTGGCTCCGACGTGTCCGCCGAAACGAAGTCCAACGGACAAGACTACATTCTGGAGGATGGTCGGCATAGGCTTCAGGCTGCTCGTGAAGCTGGCGCCACTCACATCGCAGCTATCGTAGATGGCAAGCGTGTGATCATACCGATGCCAGCCACCGACTGACAGTTGGTACATTTTTTTGCACTGTTTGAAGTTTAGTAATCAGTCCAGTCTCGCACTACGCGCAGAAGTATGTAGCGCGTTTTGGGTGCATAGATGCGTCGACTGTTTTGCGCGCTAGTCCTGCTCACTTCCTGCTATGACAACGTTCCAAGCGTTGAGAGCGGCGGTTATGCCGGTAGCGTTGGCGCAGCGGCTCAAGAGCTCACCACGCAAACATTCACCGTCGTCAACTCCAATAGCGGCGCGCAGTTTGTGATGACGTCTACGCCAGACATCATCAAGTCAGCTGTCCGACTGCACGTGATGTCGGTTACGCAGTGCCAGTATCAGTGTAATATCGTCGGCAACAGTCAGACGTTCTGCAAGCACACGACCGGCAACTGTTACAACTACTACACCAATCCGCAGAACCCATCATTCCCGTACTTGGTTTCGGTGTACTTCACCGACGGGCCTGACATCAACCACACGACGTCTCCTAATCACGCGTGGTTTTTGGGTAATACCGACTTCAATCCGGCGCAGCCGTACGGGCACCGCTTCCATCATGTTTATGACCCGATGGCAGGCGGATGCGCTCCGAACGGCGCCTACGCCAACGGCGACGTACTGCATCCGAACTCGCTGCCGAATAACAACATCTTCACGATCACCTGCCCGTAATGGCGTACGGCGACGCATTCCAGATCACCGCGTACGGACGCCCCGCGTTCGTAAACTTCATTGAGCTGCGCGCTCAGCCGTTCATCTCAGAGAACTCTACCTGGGTCAATATCGCCAAGTGCGGTGTATGGAACGGTTACAAAGACGGTCCTGTTGCGTTCAGCCCAGACGTCTTCACCGCGATCATCAATAACGCGGCCAAACTGTCGACGCGCATAAACTTCGACTATGAGCACCAGACGTTCAATCCGATGTCTGTAGGCCCGAAGCCAAGCGCTGGAGTGGTCGATAACAACAAGATTGAGATGCGTGGCGATGAGTTATGGGCATTCGTTTCCTTCACACCGCGTGCCGCTCAGTCGATTCGCGACGGCGAGTACAGGGGTTGCTCTGTCGTAGTCGACCCAGAGCACACGGATCGCGTCACTGGCAAAGAGATTGGCCCGGCACTGCTGTCGGTAGCTCTAACAAACGACCCGTTCATCGACGGGCTTCACCCAATTCAACTCACTAGGAGCGCAGCCGCTATGTCAGCAGCACCTGCCACCGCACCGGTAGACGATAAGAAAATGGAAGACAAACCTGTTGCATGCGCAGCCGATCCCGTGGCTCCTCCCGCTGAGATGGCAGCGCCTACGCCTCCGGCCGACGCTCCGTCGTCAAACCCGGACGCAACGGCGTTCATCACTTCCGCAGCCGACGCGGCTGGCGTCAGTCCTGACGCAGCGCTCGGCATCCTGATGGACAACCTCGATCAGGTAGTCGCGCTGCTTCAAGAGGAAACTGGCGACGGCACGGCGGCAGAAGCAGGCAAGCCGATGAGCGCGCGCGCTGGTCGCAAGGACGCCAACCTCATTGAGCTGAAGCAGCTCAGCAAACAGTTCACCGCGTTGACCGCCGAGCTCGCTGCGGTGCGTGCTGAGAAAGCCGCGGAAGTTGCCGCAGTCAAAAAAGCGACTGTCAACGACAAGGTTGACCAGCTCATCGCGACTGGATTCGTGGATGCGGCTGACAAAGAAGACGCCATCTACATGTTCACAACCGATGCGACGCGCGCGGCGCGCATCTACTCCAAGAAGGTTCTGCCGATCGGCGGAACTGTTGCTGGAGATGATCCGGCTGCGGCTAACAAGAGCCTCGATTCTGTGACGATGGACGGCATGAGTGAGGCGGACCAGCTCAAGGTTGTGGCACTGACTCATGTGGTTGGCGAAAAGAAAGCCGCCAAGATCATCTCTCTCGCACGCAACAAAAACATCTCCGCGACTGAAGCGAAGCGAGAGCTAGACGCTGCAGACGCCAAGAAAGAGGCACGCTAATGGCACTGTCTGTTCCCACCCCGCGCGTGCTGCGAAATGCTGACGCGTACAAGTTCGCTGACGTCATCGTGAACACGTCCGACGTGATTTACCCTGGCGCGCTTTGCTGCGTTGTTGCAGCTACCGGCAAGCTTACGCCGGCTGCTGACAGCACCACGCTGCGATTCGCTGGCGTTGCCATCGGCAACAACGGCGACATGCAGACGGTGACCGGCGATGGCACGCTGAAGTGCCGCGTCATCATCAGTGATGCTGAAATCCTGATCACGTGCGCTGGCACTGTCGATGCTGGTGACTTGTTCACTGACATCTACTGCACGGACGACGCATCGGTTACCGACGTCGCGACGCTCGGGCCGGTCTGCGGAATGGTTACCGAGATCGAAGACTCAACACACGCCTGGGTTCTCATTCGCGGCAAAGCGATGGCTCTCGGAACCTGATCAGTTAGAGCAAAGGACTACACGGAGCACACATGGCAAACTCAACGAACCTCTCTATCGAATCTGGCCTGGCAGCTTCGAACGTTGCCTTCGAGATCGGATTCGAAGGAGTGTTCGGGGGCAACCAACAGTTGCCGGGCGCGTACACCTTCTACTCCGACGTGCGGACGGGAGCGAACACCGAGTTCACATACTTGGAAATGCTCGCCAACTACCCGCAAGCGCGCGAGTGGGTGGGTCCGCGCCGCATCCAACTGTTCCGCGCCTACGAGCAGCAGATCAAACTGAAGACCTACGAGGTTACCACTTCGGTGCCTCGCAAGACCCTTCAGTACCGCGATCGCATCGGTGCGGTTGGTAAGACCCTGACTGACTGGCTTGCCGGTCAGAAGGTTGCTTTCGACCGCACTGCATTCCAAGCGTATCTGTCGGCGGCTGGCGCTGGCCCGACGTGCTACGACGGCGCTGCGCTGTTCAGCGCGTCACACCCGCACTCCGGTGCTGGTGGCAATCAGAGCAACATCGGCGCTGCTGCCAACCTGAACGCCAGCACGCTCGAAACTGCGGTGACGGCGATGTCGTCGCTGACTCTCGAGAATGGCGAGCCGGCTGGCTTCCAACCCAACATCCTGATGGTTGGACCCGCGCTCGCGCGTCGTGCCAAAGCGTTGGTTGGCGCTGACGTCCGCGTCATCACCATCGATGCCAACGGCAAGCTTGACGCGGTGTCGAGTGCGGTTGCTGCGGCGACTGGCCCGAACATGTTCAACGGCGAGATGACTCTCGTTGTTGACACGCGCCGCATCGGTGCTGTTGCCGGCACCACGGTCTCGTACTTCTGGGACCTGATCGACAACAGCCGCCCCGGCATCAAGCCGATGATCAAGACGGTTGGTATGGCCCTGGAGCCGACCATTCTCAACCAGCCCGACTCGGACAACATGTTCTGGCGCGACAACGTCATCTACGGGATGAAGGGCGACTGGAGCGACGACGCCTACGACTGGCATTGCTGCTACCGCGGCACCGGCACGGCGTAACTAACGTCTGCGGCGCGCGCGATCTGTCTGGCCGCGTGCGCCGCGTGACGACTAACCGGCCAGACAACCAACCAGAAAGACCAGACAAATCTCATGGACTACGAACTGTTACCAATGCCTGAAGTGTCCGCGGAGCGCAAGGCGCTCAGCAAGCCTGAAAAAGGCTTGCTCTTCTCGATCATCAAGATCGACTGCGCATACAGTCACAACGTGATGCTGCCTAACGGCGTGCTCGTTCCGAATGGGATCAGCCACGCCAAAGTGCCAACGCGTGACCTTCCGAAGATTATGGCTCAGGTTGAGCCGCGTCCTGATGATATGGCGCGCGCGACTGAGATCCATAACGACAAGCTTGAAAAAGCTGTCGCCAAAGGCCTTGAAGGAGTCGACGCTTACCAGCGCTCCGAGATTGAGGCTGGCATTCGTGCCAAGTTCCTAGGCTCGCCGGCTGCTCAGTTCAAGCACATGAACGAGCGTGATTGCCAGCCGTTCCGAAGCGTCGAAGTAGTCGCCGAAAACCTGCTCGCCGAAGTCGATGAAGAGTCGATTCAGAGCGAGGCGATTGCGGCCAAGCGACTCGGCGCGGCAATCGGCAACCAGCCAGCTGACATCCAAGCGATGATCGACGCGGCGGTTTCAAAGGCAATCGCGGCTGAGCGCTCGCAGCACAACCAGAACCGTCAAAACGAACAGCGGAAGTAGGTCGGTTCGTGGCTGACCGTTACTGCACAGAGGCCGACGTCTACGCCCACATGGAGGCGGACGTTGTGCGTTCGATCTTGGCACCATCAGGAACCAATCTGACGATGTTGATCGAGCGCGCTACCGATCTGGTCAAGGGTTACCTGCGCAACAGTGGCTACACGCCACCGACCACGCAGGACCCTACCACGATCGGCGATTCGACGGTCATCCTCGCGACGATCAGCGCGGTACGGAAGATGCTGTGCTCCATGCCTTCAAGCTCTCTGCAGCTTCCGGAGGCTTACGCAACGCACCCTGAGCAGGTGGCATTCGTTGGCATCCTGAGCGGCGATAGCGTGCTAACGCTGACGCGTTCGTCCATCGCGGCGGTCGGCGGTTGGGGCTTCACGTCAACCACGTCCAATCCCGACAAGGCGTCCCGCACAAGCTCCTGCCAACTGAAGGGGTACTAACGTGGCTCCTCCTGCAGGCGGAGACGGCAGCGGGGCAGCTGGCGCAGCGGCTCGCATGCGTGAGCGTGCGGCGCGGTGCCGCGATCTGTCGGCTCCACTGAAGGTGTTCGGCGCGTGGATCGACAAGACCACGAACGATGACTTTCAGGAGTCGCACGAGTACGGCGACGTGTTCGCGAAGTTCCCACCGCTAGCCGACAGTACGATCGAGCGGCGCATCGGTCGGCACGGCGGTTACGCACGAAAGACGCGCAAAGACGGCAAGGCTGGCGCGTTCACCAAGAAAGCGCTTGGTATCCAGAAGTCGTTCTCAGCGACTAACGGAATCAAACCGTTGATTGATACGGCAGCGATGATGAACAGCGCGCGCACCACGCTGGCCGACAAGACGTCGCTGCAGTGGTCGGCGCTTGGCAGACTCATCTTCCACATGACGGGCTCGCTATCAGTTCCTGGTAGGCCTCCGCGTCGTAACCCTACCGTGTTTGAGGTTGACTCGAGTGGCGTGGCAACGCTGAAGCCGAAGGCGCAAGAGAAGCTCAACGTGCTGATCGGCGAGTACATCGCGAGCGGTAAGGTTGTGGCGCCATGACGTACCGCACATCGGCAATACGCGGAGCTGTAAAGGGTGTCCTTGAGGGACGACTCGGCGCTGTCCGTACGGTACCGCGTGGTATCTACAAGTACGGAACGTTTGAAGGACAGCCGAAGCAGGCGACTCAGGCGAAGGCACTAGACATTCGTTACAAGCATCGTTTTGATGTGAAGATCGGACAAGAGCTTAGGCATGCGTCTACGCCGGTGAGCAACCTTAGCTCGTATCGTAACTCACTAGTTCCAATTACGATCGACATCACTACAAACCTGGCCAGCACAGTGCAAGAAGAAGAACGCGATCGTGTTCGCGACATGGCAGCCGAGAATGCAGACCTTGCGATGCAAGCGTTAGCGTATCGCGGTAACCTGTTGGTCGATGAGACAGGCGTACCAACCGCGATCGTCAGCGGGCTTCTTCAAGGCCCATCGGAAAACTCCCCGCACCCAGAGTGGGAAGTGGTCGAAGAAAACTGGGAACTAGGTATTCACCGCAGCCGCATCAACGCTGCAGCGATCGTTCAGATCGGCCAGAACACACTTTAGGAGCATGCGCTAAATGGCACAGGTCGTTGAACGAGTACGCAGGGTGCGATCGGCTGTTGAGCCTAACGCGGCATTCGCAACTGAGATTTCTATCGGTTCTTTTTCCGATGTGATCATGCGTGAGGACAGCTTCAAACTGACGCTCGACGCTCCGCAAGAGTCGCCGATGATCAACCAGCAGCACATCCACGGTTACCCAACCAAGGTGTCACTGCCGAAGTCTGCAACGGCTGACGTCACTATCAATCTGACGTCGCAAGCACTGGCATCCGCTCCATACAACGCCAATCTATGGACGGCCGCTTTCGGAACATCAACAGGAGGAGCCTCAACCACGATCGCGAATACCGGATCGGTAACGACGATCATAGTTACTTCCGCCACAGGTTTCCTAGAAGGTGGCGCGGTCATGTGCGCGACCGGTCCAGGCGGGTCGTATGAAGCGCGTGAGATCAAGACGATATCTGGCGTAAATATTACAGTAAAACTGGCGTTTAGCTCTAACCCGCCAGTATCACTACCTGTATATGCGGCTGCAACGTACTACTTCGCGAACACTGATGGCTCCATCATCAAGTTCTTGCAGCTAGCTGTTGAAGGACTCGGCCTTGGCGATCGTTGGCTCGCTCGTGGTGGAGCTCTCAAAGGTCCGCCAACGTTTGCGCTTGAGCCAGGTACGGTCCCAAAAGTCACGTTTCCATTTCAGTTCGCTGACTGGGATCTAGCCAACGGCACGAACACCACGATGAATCTAACGTCGTCGGCTATTGCCGATCAGTCGTACGCGTCAACCGGCATGAACGTGGTCATGGATTCCGAGTTTCGTATCGCGACGGTAGGCACGTCGACGCTTGCAGGCACACTCGTTGACGCGCCGTCAATCACGATTGCGCCGCAGCTGAAGAACGTTCCGCACAAGACGCCTGCTGGCATCAATACGATCAAGCAATGGGTGCCAGTTCGCAACGATGGACCACCTGTGACTGGCGAGTTTCAGATTCCATACGAGGGTACGACGTGGATGGACTTCCGCGATGCCAAGACGGCGCGCGCCGTCTTCTACCAGATCGGTACATCATCTGCAGGCGCGGTACTAATCAGCTGTCCTAACGTCATCTTCGATGACTTCCAGCGCACTGACTTGACAGGCATTGCCGGCCAGACAATCAAGTTCTACGGGAAGTTGGACAACTCCACTACCACGAACACCACGGACCTACAGAAAAGTCCGTTCAGAATTCACTTTTTCTGAGTTATTACGAGTCTTTACAGATAGGCGGCCAGACAGCCATGCGTGATCAACAGTTCAAAGTCATATGCGTGCTAGATGAAGCTCTAGACACGTCGGCGCTCACGGTAGACGAAGTCGTCGAGTACATCCGCGATCGCGATTTCAAGATCGTTGACGGCAAGTGGGTGCCTGGTGAGAAGCCGACCATATTCCACGTCAGCGAAGTTCCGCATGGATTGTGGGAGAGCTACATCATGGCCGGCACGTCGAACGACTATGAGCGCTGGTACAAGGCGTTCATCGCTGGCGTGCGTAAGGTTGAGAGCCTGGTCGGTGAAGACGGTGTGGCCGTAACATCATGGGAGCCTGCTGTCAAGCGTGGCAAGCACACGATGATGACCGATGAGGAAGCCGCACGGTTCCCACCTTCGCAGCGCGAAGAGATTGGACGGGTGATCTACCAGCACTCTTTTTTGCCCCGAAAGATGCGACTTTGCTTGCCGCTGCCGTCTTTTGTGGTCGAACATTTGGAACGTCGTCGATTCCGCCTTGCGGAGCTGAGCCAGACCACTGCATCAGCGACGAACAACGCAGAGCCCTCGGTGTCTACGGCACAGACGCCAAGCGCGACAGGGACCACCACAGAGCAGGCCGCCGCCGTCTAAGACTTTCGTACGCCTGCGAATGCTCGGGCGCTGGACCGGAACGAGGCCGCGAGGAACCGCAGATGACGCACGGGATTCGCAAGACGATGGAGGAAATGACGGGACACGACGTGGGTACTTGCCCATGGCGCGCTTTCTCTGATCCATTCGTCCAGCGCGTGCAGACCGCGATGCGCTTCCATGAATCTGGTCAGCTTGCGTTTGTTGAGCCTGAACCTAGCCATAAGCTGGTTGAAGGCATCGCGATGTACAACGCGATCGACAACCGCGTGTACAGCAAACAGCTCGACATGAAGCGCAAGGAACAGGAGCGCAGCCGTGCCTGAAGCGATCGTCTATAAGATTTCGCAAGACGGCGCTGAACAGACGGCGGCTGGATTCGATCGCGTTGCTGCGGCGATGGATCGCACTGTTAAGCTACAAAGCGCGTTGGCTCAAGCGCAGTCAGACAGCGGCGTCATCTCGAACATGGCCAAGTACCGCGCTGAAGCGGACCAGGTCAACGATGTTGTCGGCAAGCTAACGAAGAGCGTTGAAGAGAGTGGACGCGCCTTCGGGGCGTCAGGTCGCACGATCCAGGAAGCTGGTACTACCATCGGTCGTATCGGTGCTGAGCTTGGCGGACTTGGGCAGTATCGCGGAGTAATCGATACGCTCTCAAGAAGCGTGTTCATGTTCGCATCAACAGTCATCGGTGGTCCAGAGATCGCCATCGCTGGTGGAGCGATAGGCGCTGTCGCAGGCATCACACTGGCGTTTCAGCATTGGGTGCCAGACATCGACGCTGTTTCGTACAAGATCACGCGTGGCTCGTTGGACATCGCTGACTACACCAAGAATGTCGCAGCCTTGCGTACGCAATTGGCTTCTGGATTCCAACAGGGACGATCCGACAGAGCAAAGGACGCTGCTATCGGACAAGGCAACGCTAGCTCTGATGAACTGCTTGCGCAGGAACTCGCAGAGAAGTCGACGATCCGTGACTACTACACGAAGAAGGTCACCGAGATCCATGGTAAGAACCTTGATGAAGTAAAGGTTCGCTCTGATGAGATCTTCGATCGGATGCAGGCGCGCCTTGCTCAGGTAGATGAGAAGTTCAACGCGCTGCGTAGCACTGCTGCAGCGGTTAGCAAAAACGAGGCGGACAAGGCTGAGCTTGCCGCACAGCTGTCAACGCAGTCACCTCTCATCGGCAAGGACATTGCTCCTGGGAAAGCGCCAAAAGGCGTTGACTCGTTCAAGCTAGAAGAAGAGCGCGAGAAGCAACTCGAGAAGCTGAACGCGCTTGAAGAGCAATACCATCTGAAGACCATGGCAGCAGAGCAGGCCATGGCGGACCAGAAGCTCAAGATTCAGGAGATCATCTCCACCAACGACCAAAAGAATGAGCAGCTGAAACAGCAGGAGGCTGACAACACATTCCGCCAACAGATGCAGGCAGAAGAGCAGCTGTTTCAGGCCAAGCAAAAGCACTTTCAACTTGAGCGTCAAGAGCGCCAGATCATCAACTCAGCCATACAGCAAACCGCAGGCATCGTCGCAGGCGGTACGGCCAAGATGCTCACCGCTGTCGCTGAAGGCCAGAAGGTTAGCGGAGCTGCGATCCTGAAGTCTATCGGCGAGTCAATGATCGCTGAAGGCACGATGGCAGTGTTCAGCGGCATTATCGACCTGGCATCGTTCAACCCTGCAGGCGCCGTCAAGATCGCCACCGGCGGCGCCGAGATTGCCGCAGGCATCGGCTTCGCCGGTGTTGGCGCGGCAGCTACACCTGCCACGCCGTCGGCGCCTTCAAGCGCCTCACAGGCTGGTTCATCGCCAATAAACAACTCGTCTGGTAGTTCTGGTAGCAGCTCGCCGACCATCATCTACATCTCCATGCCGTCTGTCGTCTCGCCATCTGCCGACGATGGGTTACGAGTTCGTGAAGCACTCAAGGCCGCCAACAACTCGTATGGAGTTGAAGTGTGAGCGTACAGGCATTCGCGTATCTCGGCAGCTTTGACTGTGCTGACACGAACAACGGATTCAGCACTATCCAGGTTGCAACATCTGGCAAGACCACGATCAGCGTGAACATCGGCGCGTTCAGCAGCACAACCAGCGATGGCACTTCGACGACCACGGTTTACAACCATTACGGCGTAGGACTGGGTGACTTCCTCTCAGAGGATCGCCGGTCCAGCAATGGCATGGCGCGTTCGTACTCGACTCTAGGTTTTGGGCCTAAGACGCAGGCATCTTTGCAAGCCGCTGCCACTGCTGCTGGTTGGGCTAGTACGGCTGCCAACCTAACCTGCTCATTCAACGCCATCCAGTGCAAGTTCACGTTTGGATACTCGGCTACGATGACGGTTACTTTCGGTTCAGCTGCTACGTATGAGCTGTTCGGGTATTCGGGCAACACGTTATCCGGAGCTTCTTCCTACGTCAGCACCAATACTCCGGATTTCTGCATCGTTCCGACGCTGACGGCAACGTCATCGAGCACGCCTAACTACGAACCTGAATCAGTGTCATCGCAAGCCGTCTCTAACGCTGGCACGACGTTCGGGCTAGACCGATCAGCGGTGCCACTGTATCGCGACTGGACGCAGCAGTTCGAGACGAAGGAAAAGACGCTACGTCGGTCAGCGCTGGCAGCGCATCCATTCACGTTCCAAGAACTGGTCGAGTGCTCCAGAGCGTCACTACCGTTCGTCGTCATGAACGGATTCGGCGATGGCATTGATGAGGCCTTCTTCTTCCGCGTCGAAGGCTCACAGTGGAAGTGCGAGCGAGCGAGCGACGGTAACGACGCTCAGTTTCACATTCCGTTCAAGACAGTTCTGCAAGGCTACTCGGCGGTGAGTGGATGACCTGGGCTGGGCTGCTGGCATCCGGTCGTGGCAAGTACTCGCTGCGCCTGATGGTTGAAGGATGGCCTGACGAATGGGTCACCGATCAGCGTATTACGCACTCTGGCAACGCTGATGGACGGCGTATATGCGCTGGCCTACAGTACGATGGCATCAAGATCACAGAGAAACTGTCGATGCGTGACTGCTGGTCTACAGCCGGAGGCATCGCCTTCAAGATCAAGCCGTCACAACGCAGTGAAGACACGATCGAGTCGTTCACGAAAACGGCTGTGCCGGTCGGCTATCTCGCCGATGACTCCGGCATTCCAGGCCTGAGCGACACGTCCACGCACATCACGCTGGACACTGGCATCACGCTGCCATCTGGCCACTACCACGTAGGTACCGAGTGCTTTTCCACTGCGGGCAGCAACACGATCGTTCGCGGTAAGTGGAACACAGTAGCCCAGAAGCATTACATTTCACGTGCCGAAATAACCACGATGATCGCACCTGTGTACAGCACCCCTCCATCAATGCAGGGGCGGCGCTGTTTCCTGTACGTTTACGGTGAAGGCGACTCATTCAGCGGTGACGGCACGTTGTTGTGGCGCGGTGTTGTAGCGACTCCGCCGAAGCTAGATACGAATGGTATCGACTGGACCATTCAATGCGACAACATCATGAAGGTGTTAGAGCAGTCGGTAGCCGCCGCAGAAGACCTTGTCTATCAGCCGCGTGGCATTTATCACAGCGCAAGCTGCCCTGTGTCGTTCGTGTTCATCCTGCAGAAGGGTACGGCGGCCAGCTACGCATCCAAGATGTACCAGCTGGTTGGCTTCTACGAGACGCAACAAGACTTCGTTGACGCAATGAATGTTGAACTGGCCACGTTATCAGTTGATATTGGCACAGATTACATTGCCTCATTCTCATACGCCGAAATAGGCGGCCCGCCAAAACTAATCATGGTTGTAGCCTCTCCCGTAGGGTCTGGTTACTCGATGTCAGAGGTTGTTCTGCGTAGCGCGCTTGAGGGTGACATTGTCGAGCAGTCATCCAAGGCGGCTGGATTCACTGGCGGAAACGTGCTTTCGTGGACGGTAGGGCAAGGGTCATTTGCTGGGTTCGCCAGCCTATCCGCTGGATGGACGTTGGTTGAATACTTCGGTGATGCTTCGCAGAAGTTCGTCAACGTCGACACTCCGCAAGATTCCACGCCGCCGTACACATATCCGCTTCCAGCGGTTCGTGGGTGTGTTGGGTCGCCTGATAGGAGAACGGAAGTCGGAACTGGGCCAATCGTTACGGATGGAACATTTGCAGTTCCGCAGTACGCAAACTACCCTGACGTAAGCAGCTTCTTTCCACCAGATCGCGTTTACCTAAATACAGTTGACGGTCTGTCCGTTGACGACGTCTTGGTCGTGAAGAATGACGACAAGATGGTGCCGATTCAGATAACGGCTGTCGACACGACTGACAGGTTCATCTCTGTCACAATCATGTCGAGTGACAAGAACATATACCTATCGAATAACTCGCAGCTCATCCCGCTGCGTGTGTTTGTGACGAATACGAACCTGTCACAGTTCATCATTGAGCTGGCGCTGCAAGCCGTGAATGCGAACGACGGTGACACTCCATACGTCACGTCGAACGACGTCGACACGTCCGCGCTTGCATTCGCGTTCCTGTTCACTCCGCTAGCTGCATTCTGGCGCCACCGGAACTACGTGTTTTTCAAGCCGACGCCGATCAAGACGATCATTCAGGAGGAACTGAAGGCTCTTGGTTGGATGGCCATCCTTAGCTCGGATGGTAAGACGACGTTCAGGCAGTTGCCTGTTGTAGCCAACAACACGCCTTCAGACGCATCGCTTACTGAGGCGGACATTCTCATGCCGGCCGGCAAGATGGCCGGATCATGGGTATCCTGGGAAGCACAGCCGGATGGAATCGTCAACATCATCAATGCGCGGTTTGGGTACCGTCCGCTTGAGGATGATTGGGATCCAAAATACGATTTCAGCATCAGACAGATCGACTCGATCGCTGAGCACAAGAGCAATGGCAGGGGTCAGGTAGACTGTGCGCCGCGTTCCTCAGCCGCATCGCTGACAGCTTACGGAAAAGACGGCACCAACCTAACCGTGCTCAGCGATACCGGTGACGGCGTGCCTATCACCGGTGCGCAGGTCGCCGAGTGGATGAGCAACTATCTCAGCGTGTTGTCGATGGACTACGCTGTGGTAACGGTCAGCGTCACATTCCGCTACTTCAACGCCATCATTGGGACAGTGCTGGACATTACTCACCCGCACATTCCAAACGGCCAAGGCACTCGAGGCATGGTGTCGCGCAAGTGCATCGTCATCGGTCGCGAATGGAACCTTGACCCAAAGCAACAGGCGATGGGTAAGCTCACTCTGTACTTCCCACGCGAGACTTCAGGCGGCTACAGTCCAAGCGGACGCATTACAGGGCAGTCGAATCTCGGCGGCAACAACTGGCGCTTGACGTTCTCCCCGGTAAATGGTTTCAACATCGCATGGTCAACGGCTGGTGGCGGGGACGTTGTGAGTCAGTTTGCTGTCGGCGAACTGATCCAGGTTGAGCAAACGAACGCGCTTAGTCCGACCATCGTTATCGGAACAGTGTCAGCGGTCAGCCCATCCGGACACACCATCGACGTGGCCCTTGGCGCCACCTGGACGCCAAGCACGATCACATGGAACCTTGTCTACACGAACAACTCACTGGGCCTCCTAACGGCTCGGCAGAAGACGTTTACGATAGTCGCTGATGGTAGCAGACAGGAGCAGGACGGCACGTATGCCAGTCTTTACCTATGACCACGAGCGTAAAGCAGTACTACGAAGACATTGAGCTTGCGGGGCTGCAAGCCGATCATCCATGCGACACGTCGCGCGTCTGGACGATGGTCGACAACATCGCGCATCTTTGCGAATCGTCACCGCGGTACATCGTGAACATGTGTAGCGGTGTAAGCACGTTCGGCAACGTGAACGCGCAAGCACGTCAGCGCGAAGACACTGACTTCCTTGCCAAGTTGTATTTTGAGTACAACTTCCCAGTATGTGCATTGGACGTTAGCAAGTTCCCCTGCTGGGATATACGCCTCGCAGCAAGCGTAACGTCGAACGCAGCAACGAATACGCTCTACACAAAGGTAGCAATAGGCAACGCGCTAGCGGCACCGCCTGGAGGCACGAGCGATCCGAACGTGTTCGGTATTGTCGGAGGTACCACAACGTCAGCCACTCCAGCATGGATCATCGACGATCAGATCGTGTCGCCAACAACATCGACGATGACTGGCGCGGTTGTTTCGACGATTACGTTCCAGACAGGCACGGACCTAGTCCAGAGCTACTACTTCTACGCTAAGGCAATGATAGAGCTCAGTTGCATTGTGAATGACATCGCCGACGTCATCTACCTGGATGGCCTGCAGATTAGGGAGTACCCACCAGCGTAATGGCAAACATCCAGATAGTAACAACGTGCCCTGACCGTGCGAACCTGAACACGAACGGTATTCGTGCCACGTATCCTGTCGTAGGGTCGACGCACAAGGCGGCGGCGGTAGCCGTAAATTGGTTGCTCGGGCGCGGACACGTGCTCATCTCGGATGGTCCAAAGATTGTTCCGTATCATGGTGAGTTCTCGCCTCCGACACATGCATGGTGGATATATCGAGATTCGTACCACTCCAGTATGAATCTGCAGTTCACTGCGTCATCGGTTAGCAACCTCGGATATAACGTTCCGCTCTACGTCAGAACGTCTGTCAATGGCGGAGCGGAGCAGACGTTTGCCGTCGACAACACCCCAACTACGTTCAACATGCGCGTGGATGTTACGGCTACGAACACAGATGAAGAGTTCTCGATCCTCTTTTTGAACGACCATGACCCGACTGTAGACAGCCAAACCGTCGACCTGATCATTCATCAGATCATGTTGTTCGAGTGCCCAAACGCGACGATTGAAAATGCTGGGCTAAACTATTTCACGTTCGCGCCCAAGAATCCGATTTATGAAGACACGGATGGCGTCGGATCGTCTATCACGCAACTGGCCTCAGCGGCGGCGTTTGCCGCCCACGATGTCTTTAGACGCGGCGGGTTGTTTACGTGCGCATCGCCAGAGAGCGCAAACGTAATCAGCGTCAGCGGTACCACGTCGTACACGCCTGTGTATCGCGTAAAGCCATCCATCCAAGCTCCGCTGTTTGTGCCTGGCGCTACGACTAAAACGTGCAAGAGCAAGGTCAGGGCGGCACTGAGTGGTGACGCTACGGCCGGCGACGTTCGTATTACCATGACCAATGGCTCCACGGTTACGCATCACTTCACGACTTCTGGCTGGTCTTCTACGCAAAACCTGAGCGTCGAAACAGATGACCCGTCTCAGTGGGCAACAGACGGTGGCATTCGCGGCGGCACGCGTGATGAGGCAACGGTTGAGTGCCGCGTAACAGGCACGGGAACGAACGGTAACTTCACGGTGCTATCCGTCTGCATCTGGGACGAGCCACAGTAGCGACCTGGTACATTTTTTTGCACTGTTTGAGTGTGTGGAACTGGCGCATTGATAGTCGGTCGGCACGCGGCGGCGCCGCATTCCGCTCGCGCTAGGTCCGCGTCCAGTTCGGACGTGTTGCATGCGTCGAGTTGTTTGCATGGCGGTAATCGCGCTCACCGCGTCTGCATGTGCCACCGCAAGCAACTCGCTGCAGTCGGCCATCAGCGTGCACAACAGCGCGAAACGCATCATCGAAACGCTGGACAGCGCAGTCGCACCTGCTTACAAGGCTGCCGGTGCGGTTGCTGACTCCACTTTCCCGAACGACAACGCGGCATTTGCCAAGGCTACCGAGCCTATCGATGCTGCTGTGGAGTTCCTGACGCAGGCCAAGCAGGCTGAGCAGCTCATCCAACTTGGCGTTGCTCAGTGGCAATCAGGGGTGGTTGGCGGCGAGGCGATGGCTCGCGAGATGGCAGCGTGTGGCGTGGAAGCGATCGGAGGGTTGGGACGTGCAGCCGCTCTAATCCCTGGCGCTGCAGCGGTGCTGACAGCGGCTGCCAAGTCGATTGGCGAAGACCTCATGCGCATCGCTGACGGCGCGCGTTGTCCGGAGGCTAAACCATGAGCGTGTTGACAGACCTGCTGGATTGGGGAGTCAAGAAGCTGATGGACGCTGTGCGCGGTAATCCGAACGAGCTGCTTGAGGCGCCGCTCGGGCAGCTCGAATCCGAGAAAGCAAAGCAAGACATCGCAGATCGTCGACGGGATAGGCAGAATGGCCACCGATAACCCGTTCAGCGGAGATGAGAAGACGCCGGTTGCTGTGATGCATCCACATCCGAACGCGCCTAAGCGAGTGGCCATGTCGTTCCTTGACAAGGCCTACGCGTTTACCGCGCCGTTCGAAGGCATCATCAATCACATGTACCTCGATTCTAAGGGGTTCGTTACCGTTGGTGTTGGATGCCTGCTGAGCTCTCCGCGTGAAGCGATCAAGCTGCCGTTCATCCCTAGCACTGAAGTAACAGCAGACTTCATCGCTCTGCAGAACAAGCCGGCCGGACACGTCGCCAGCTGGTACAAGCAGTTCACTCACTGTTTGCTGCCATCCGCTGCGATCCGATCTGAGTTTGATCGACGCGGTGTGAGTTTCGTTGACTCACTGCGCCGCCTAGTTCCGACGTTTGACGATGCACCTGAGCCGGCTCAACTCGCCATGTTCGATATCATCTGGAACGTTGGCAGTGGTTCAATGGCCACGTCATGGGTGAACCTAAAGGAAGCGTTTGGGCGCCGCGATTTCATTACGTGCGCCAGCGAATCTCGACGCCGACCGCCTGTTAGCGCCGAGCGCAACGTCGCGGTAGGCAAGCTGTTCATCGCGGCACATCAACAGGATCACAGTGATGCATGAGCAGTCATTGGGCCGCATGGATCTCTGTGATCATCACGGTGGTAACGATCCTGTTCGCTGCTACGGCGCGGTTCGTCTCGCTGGACGAAGCGAGCAACATCGCTCGCGCACAGATAACAGATCACGAGCGGCGCATCGGCTCGATCGAGCGCGACAAGTCGAGCGATACCAAGTTCAACAATCTCGAGAAGTCGATTCTGGAACTGAAGTGGGAAGTCGGCGCACTGCGGGAACAACTCGAGAAGAAGCATGGCCGATGATGCGCGCAGCATCATTGAGCCGGAGTTGCAAATCGCGCTTGAGCGCATGGCAACAGGCCTGCATCGCCAGCAAGCGAACCTGCCGCTATGGGTTTACGAGCTGCTCGAACAGTACGGCGAGGCATGCGCTGCAATCGGTATCGCCTACGTGCATCGCAAAGTCACAGGGCCGCCGTCTGCATCGGGTAGCCACAAACTCGCGATCGAATCGCACCACGCGTCTTGGGATGACGAGATAACGCCATCTGTGAACCAGTGGCCAGAGGAACCAAAATGAACGCGCGCAGATTCAATGACATTCTCAAGATCGTAGGGTCTGTAGTCGCAGCCATGGCGCTGTTCGGTCCGATCCTTGCCAAGCCGCATGCGAACCTGGGCGCGCTGGTTAGCGACCTGTTGTCGATGCTTCCGGGTGCGGTCGCAGCGTTCGGAGCTGGCATGGGGACACGCGGTGTTGGGCTTGAATACCAGGACGTGGCCGATGCTAAGGCGAAGGCCGCAACCGTTCCGCCAGCCGCTGGAGGTGTGTCGTGAGCGCTGTTGTTCTTGAGGAAATCAAATCCGGCGTCGTGCTTCACACGATCGTTGATTCACAGTCTGCGGCTGTTGCGCTTCCGGCAGCGCTGATCGATCAGGTTCAAGGATCGGTTGGAACATCGTCACAGGCGCTGGGCTCGACGCAGGTGCTAACGTTCGGTTGCTATGTTACGAACACGCACGCGACACAGACTTTGTACGTCGGCTCTGCAAGCGTTACCACTACACGTTGGGTTCACCGTCTGCTGCCTGGGCAAACGTCACCGTTGCTGCCCGTTGGAAACTTTACCGGAGTCCAGGTGCTTGGTTCTGGCGCAGCCACAACGTACTCGTTCGGCGGTTGCTAAATGGCCAGCCCACTGGCGCACGCGCTGTACTACGAGCGCAAAGCGTCCGACACCTATCGTTCTATACTTGACACGCTAGGTGTAGCGATATGGCATTCGCAAATCGGAGTCACACCGGTCAGCGGTGGTGCAGATGTGTGGACCGACCAGATCGGCGGTCGTCTTCTACAGCCTCTTACTGCTCTGAACCGTCCGCCGTACGCCGCGGATGGTACTGTAGCCGCAAGCAAGCCAGCTATTCAGTGCGCAACTACCGGGGCGCTGCAGCTGCAAGGCTCGGCTATGACCACGTTAGCGGCGGCCGGTACAAGACCGTATACGCTTTCTCGTGTTCGCATGCGCAGCGCCGGTGGTGGAATCGGCGGACACTTTCCGAACATTCTATGCATGGGAGCTGCCGCTACCGACAGCTTCAACGTGTTCAACAACACTGGAGGAGCTGGCAGCACTACAAACTTCAACATGACGGCCGGCGTAACCGGTCCAGTTGGGGACACGTCAATTCACACGATCGAGTGTTGGGGGGACGGTACTAATCTGAATATCGCCGTCGACGGCGTTATCACTTCAACAGCCAGCGCGGCGACCATAGCTACTAGCTCCACGTCGCTGAGTATCGCAGCCGCGCTAAGCGCTGTGGCGTTTACCTGTTCCGACAGCTCGCACTGGCTGCATCTGTTCGCATCGGCTTATCCAGGCGCCATCAAATCGGCCCAGTTGCGCGCATTGGCCGCTGTGGAGTTCCCGGCGTAATGTCCCTGGCCTCACTCCAAGTCACGCAACCAGGCGCATCGATCACGCTGCAGCCTGACCAATGCGGCGACCTATCTAGCGTCGACGCTGGCGGTGGACTAATCAACGCGTTGCATGTGTCTGCCGTGCTTACCGGCGGAGTGATTGCAAGCGAGTGCGTGTTCACGCTTCAGGTGCGTGACTCCCCAGACCCATCTGGACAAGTACTAACCAACACGTCGCCTGGCGTGTGGACTCTGTCCATGGCCTCTGGGTTGTACGGACCACTAGCAATCAAACTCACCGTGGCTCGCTTTGGAATCACTGAATCGATCACGCGCCGCTACAACTTCCTAAGCCCATCACACGGCATCGCGTTGCCGGCAAACGCCGAAGTTGTAGACGGCGCTACCGCTAACGACAACTTTGGGGCAGCAGTAAACCGTCGCGCGTGGTTCAGTACGAGCACGAGCGAAGAACCTAGGCCGTTCGCCGATTTCTACAAGACGGTTGTCACCAAGCTTGAGGGTTTGGTGCCTCCATCGATCGCTGCAAGTAGCTTCGTTGGAAAGGGCGATACAGGCGGCGTGCGTGATATTCCGGCGTTTGACTCGCGCCTTCTTCTGAAAGCCTTCTTTGTTACGCCGGAAGACTTCGGTGCATACGCGGATGACACGCATCCAACCGAGACGCTAGCTGGCCTACAAGCGGCCACGGCTTATGCGCACACGCATAACGTGCCATTGATACTTCGCGGTGGTGCAATCTATCGCGTTGACGATCCATGGGTGATTGGTAACTACAACGGTTTTGCTACAATCAAGATACTGTGCACTCAGACCGGGTCGATCACGTCTTCCGGCTGTGTCATTCACACCACCAATAACGAACTGCCAGGCGTGATCATTCAGGGTTGCTTCAACAGCTACTTTGCTGATTTCACGGTCCAGGGTGACAACGTAGTCGGTTTTGCAAACGCCAGCCGCGATATCAGCGATTACGTGAATAGCGGCTTTTCAATCGGCCGGTACAACCCACAATGCGGCATAGCGATCGACCCGTTCACCGGGTCTACTCCGCCCGGCGGTGGTTACCCAGGGCAGACGTATGGGCGATTCGCGTCAAACTCGTGCACGTTCGAGCGCGTATCATGCCTACAAAACGTATGTGGCGTCTGGATCTACGGCGGGCTGAATGCAGAGGAGGTGCTCGCGAGCTCCATGAAGTTCGTGGAGTGCTCTGCGGGTCGCGGGGCGATTGGCTTCAGCTCCACGTCCAGCCAGGCGCGCAATAACAGCCTTGTAGATTGCAAGTTCGGGACGACTCACATCGGCGTGGACAACCGTTACTTCGGCGGGCAGCGGGGTGCCGCGTGGCGGCTCATCGGGAGCGAGATCAGCGAATGCCACATGCTGTTCAACATAGACACGCACAACGATATATTTCGCGCCGAAAAGGTCACCGTTGAAAGCTCCAACTGTCTCGGCATTTTCGACGGCGATAATGGCTGCCTTTTTACAGGATGCACTTTCGACCTATCAGACAGTGGAAGCGCTTTGCCAATTGTGCATGGTAGAGCAGGCGCCCCGATGAGATTTAGCGGATGCACGTTCGCCGTAGGAGGCCCTATGCTGAACATGCTTCCTAAGCAGGTTGGCCGAGGAAGCACGGTAGTATTTGAATCGTGCTACATGGGCGGAGGCGTCAACGGCATAACAGGAAGCCCACCAGACGCTGACAGTCCTTTTTATGTTTGTAATCGTTTGGCAGGAGGAGGCAACACTCAGGCATTTGTTACAGTGCGAGAATCTAGTATTGGAGTGCGATCTGGTCAGCCATTCTTCGGATACAACGAATCTGCGGATACGTATACGCCTAACGCTGCGTTGCCAGTATCAACTCACACGCGTCGCGTTCGCACGGCCGGAACCGGATCTGGCTACCTCGGAGACGGTGACATGACCTGTCAGCCATACAACGGCGAGCGCGCGATGTTGGTGTTCTGCGCCAGCCCCGTCGTGACCTGGGCCGTAGATGGGAGCTCCGTGCAGATCACAGGGCTCACCACAGGTGAGATTCTTATCGGAGACATTCTCTATTGGCCGGCGGCGCTTCAAAGTGAAGGTGGAAGTCCATGCGCAGACCTAACGGACGGGATCGATACCGTAAAAGATGAACCGTATCGACTAGCGATGCCGTCATTGCGAGTCAGTGCTGTAACTGTGAGCACGCACGACACGGTCACTGCGTTTCCGATGGGTGATACTCGTGACTTGAGTAAGACGTATACAACGCCGGACTACATCCGCGTGTGTCTAGAAGACTGGGCGCCTACTACCGCGCTCACAGCGACATGGACAACGGGTTCCACCACAATCACGACCAGCGACAGCGCTGCCGACGTGCGCGCAGGCTACTTGATTCGCGCGGCGGCGGGGATCGCGAACAACACGCGCGTTGTATCGCGTTCGGGCGCGTCGGTGGTGCTGTCGAAACTGCCGACCGTCAACAAGACGGCAGAACCGATTTATTGCAGCAAGCTGGTTCCGGCATGAGCAACGTTCCTGCAGGTGGAGTCGCTTTCGATGATGCTGTGCCAGCGCCAGTGGTCGACGGCGGCTGCATCATGGGTTTCCAATATCGTCGCGTGCCGCCGATTATTCGCTACGGCGTCCTTCCCATGCGCTTCCAACAACCTGTGCCAATGCTGTTTCGCAAGTGCGGTGGCGGCCAAGAGTTCGAACTGGTCACGTTGAACGGCGAAGCCCTCACGATCGACGGCGAACCGGTGACGTTGTAGCCATGGACCTGCGTCTAGCCATCAACACGATCCTGCAGCAGAACGCTTCCACGGTGAAGATGTGCGCGCAGAGTCATGCTAACAAGAGCATGACTGCGTTGGCGGCTGTTGTTGACGGCGCGCTGGCAACTCCAATCGCGCTGGCCTACCCGCCGGCCAGGCACAGCTTCGTGCACTGCACAGTGAACAGCGAGATCGTGATCCCTGGCAACGGCGCGAAGGACTCTGCTCTATACTTCAGTGGCGACGGCGGCGTAACAGCTCGCTTGATCGCGGAGATTCAACAAGGAGACCTGCTATATTGGATGCGCAGCCTTGCCGGGTATGACCTGGCACCAACTGACCGCATCTCCATTTTCTACGAGGTGTGGCAATGATGTTGGACGGCAAGCAGATCAAGGACGCATCCATCGCGGCTGCGAAACTGGCTAACGGGATCATCTCAGCGCTGCTCCGCGCGGATGGATCCGTAACATGGACCGGTAACGCCAACGCTGGCGGCCAGAAGCTCACCAATCTCGGCGCGCCTACCGCGTCAACCGACGCAGCGCGCCTACAGGACGTGCAAAACGTGCCGTGGAAGGCCGCTTGTCGCGCCGCTTCAACCGCTAACCTGACGCTCTCAGGCACTCAGACGATCGATGGCGTAGTGCTCATCGCCAATGACCGAGTGCTGGCCAAGAATCAGACGACAGCGGCCGCAAATGGCATCTACGTGGTCGCTGCTGGAGCTTGGTCACGCGCCGCTGACAACGATTCTTCTGCCGAGATGTCCGGCGCTGTGGTTGCGGTCAACGAAGGCACGTCAAACGCCGATTCACGGTGGGCTTGCACCACGGATGCCATCACGCTGGACACGACGGCGCTGACTTTCGTGAACATCGGCACGGGAACGCCTGCCGCCTTCGATACGGCTTCCAACAAAGCGATGACGGCTAGCGTAACCAGTGCCGACAATCAGCCGGCCTGCGCTACCACAGTCGCTGCAACGCCTGCTGGCGATGGATACGTCCGGGTGAGCGTCAACGGCGCGGCGCAGACGGTCGGAGATGGGGTGAAGACTAAGGACTGCTACTTCACCGCTGACTCAGGCGCGACGGCGAAAACGATCGCCAACATCGCAGCCGGTGACACGCTCTATTGGGTGCAGTCTGTTGCCGGATTCAACCTCGCAGCGACAGATGTTGTAGATTTTGAGTTCAATTTGTGATCCATTATGCCAGGTAGACGCCCACCAGCACCTTGCACCGGAGTTTGTTCAGAGCAATCTCCATGCAAAACCTGTAAACTGCGCACATACCAAGCGCAGTGGTACGCCAATAACAAGGTGAAAAAAGACGCGCAGGCGCGCGCTAGGTATGCTCAAAATAAAGAGCAATGTTCCGCGTACAACGCCGCTCACTATTCGGCAAACAAAGAGAAGCGACTAAAGCAAACGCGAGCATGGCGCGATGCCAACCTGGATCGGCACCTAACGTTGGTTCGCGACTGGGCCCGTAAGGATAAGTCACGCCATACGGCAGAGTATTTTCGTGACAGGCTTGCCGAACAGTGCTGGCGGTGTGCGATCTGCGACGTCTTCCTAACACTCAGCGTAGACGGCGGATCGAGCGGTGCGACGGCTGACCACGATCACGTCTCTGGTGCTCCGCGCGGAGCGCTATGTCGAGGCTGTAACATTACCCTTGGTTATTTTGAGGGAACTAATAAGCGGCACGGATTGTCTGCGGACCACCCGCTTCGAAGCGAAATGCATCGCTATTGCTCATTATGGAGCAAGCGAAACTACAGCTCTAATCAAGAGATGACTGGCTGATGCTAGTCGACGGTAAACAGCTCAAGGCCGGAACGGTGCCGATGAACAGGCTGGCAAAGGACTTCCTGTCAGCCGTCCTATCCAGCACGTTCACGGTCGCAGGCACTACGCTGGCTGACGTAACCGGCATGTCCTGGACGCTGAAGGCCGGCACTACGTACCGGTTCGAGTTTGAGTTGCAGCTATCGCAGGCTACCGCCACTGGCATCGTTGGCTTAGGGGTCAACTACACCGGGACGCTGGTGCAAATCGCCTACAGCGCCAACATCGCAGCGGCGTCGGCAACAGTGGCGTATCGCGGCACAAGCACGAACAACACGGCGCTCACCGATGCTGCGGCGCGCGCGATCGGCAACTCGCTACCAGCACGCGTCGCAGGTTCGATTACGACCACCGCAGCCGGAGTGCTGTCTTTGCGGGCGCAGAGAAGCGCTGGCACCACCACCATCCTAGTCGGCACGTCCGGCCGCGCATACGAGGTCTGAATGGCAAACGCGCAATCCGCTGCAATCCGCTGCCCCGAACTCCGCATGGTCGGAGACACTGCGACGGCGTTCTCAATCGCGCTGTACGACGTTGACGGTTCGCTGCTTGACCTGACCGACGCTACAGCAACGTTCGTGTTGAACTCGACTGGAGACGCTCCGGAGACGGTAGTGAGCGCCGAAAATTGCACCATCAGCGGGTCGGTCGTCAGCTACGCACCGTCTGGCGACGACGTCGATACGGCTGGCGTGTACATTGGACAGTTCACCGTTGTCTTTGCTGACACGACGATCGGCGTGATGCCTCCGATCCTGTACGAAATCGTTGAGAGCGTCACTGTTATCGGACCCTAGACCACAACGAATCCGGCCTTGCGCATCCGGTTGGCGCAATCAACCGTACCGAGCGATCCTGGCAGCGGGAAGGCGTAGCAGCGCACTTCCATGCCTTCATCGCGCTCAAGTAGCGCGCGGTCTACCATGGCTTGATTGCGGATCGGGCCTGCCTTGTTGCCGTGCTTCTTCCAATCCGCCACCAGCACCGCGTACATGATGTCATTGGCCTTTGCGTAGGCGAGTGCGATCGCATCGGCACCGGTTGGACAATCGCCGACGATCAGGAAGTCTGCGCCTGCCATGACCGCGTGGATAGCCTCGGCGTCGGTCCAGTCGCGGGAGCCGGTGATAACGACTACTAGCACCAGCGCTTTGGGTGCTCGCGCTCCCAGCGCTTTTGGCTTGTCTCGTATCGTCCAGCGTGCAGTTCAACGACGTACACCGGTGGAGCTGCGATCTTTGGCGCGCTGAAGAACCAGCACTCGCCGATCGCGCTTGGCTCAAAGTCACAGGCGTCAGGTGCCAGCCGCAGTATCTCCGCCTGTGGATGCTCGCATGTGCGACCCGGCTCACCTTGTGACATTTCGTATCGGTAAGCAAACCAGTCCACGCTGATGCCGAGGTCCATCCGTAGCTTCGTACTCATGTGAACTTGCTTTCGGCGATGACTTTGGCTTGTGGCATCACACCGAACGGGCTAGGCGTGGAGTGCTGCGCGAACCAAGCGCCGATGTCCGGCCCGACCAGCCGGAAGAACTGCCTGTGATGCGTGGTCGTAGCCGGCAGCGCTTCGTGGGGTGTCGAGTCGTTCATCGCGTACAGGCGGCATGCTTCAAACCTGCGCTCTGTTCCGCGCACCGGCCGTAGCAACCCGCCATGACCGTCAACGTCGGATTGCGCCACGCCTTCATCCCACGCGCGGCATGCGCCGTCTGTCGACGCAACCCACACGCCGCCAACCTTACCCCATCCACCGCCACCCCAACCGTGCTGCGAAGTGGCGTCGGTATGCACACCGCTACGCCGCTGCGATTGGCCAGCGTCCACAAGCGACTCATGGACAGTCAGGTAAACCACCGCGCCATACGCAAACCCCGCACGTTCGATCATTGGAAGATAGCCGTGCAGGCAAGCTGGAATCGTCGCCGCATCGCCCATCACGATCGGCATCATGTTGACCACGCTGCCAGCGTAGTCTGGGAAGCGAACCGTTCCGTTATCTTCGATGTTCATTCGTCACCAAGCGCTTTCCTGATCGCGGCTCGCCATTGGTCATCCGCAGTCGCCGACCACGACGGCATAGAGCCGTCGCGCCAATCCTCACGGTTGGCTGGTATCGGGTTCAGCAGCGCGCGCACGCTGGCGATGATGCGGTGACAAGCGACAACCTCTGCCGACAAGATGGTTGCCGCATCGTAGATTGGCAGGTCGTTATCCATGCGGTAATCGCCGCGATCGATCGACTGAATTTCTTGTTCTACCTGCTCCTTAGATGGTCGCCACTGCTCGTCTTCCATCACTCCGCCTCCATCTCGATCAGGGTGCCGTGCACATCGTCCCAAGCGTTCGCTGCGGCAAGCAGCAGCTGCCACCCGTCGCATTGAGGAGCTCCATATCGCGGCAAGAGCAACACGCTAACGTAAGCAAGTCCGATTACATCCGCGCGCCGTTCCCAATCGTCCATCGGACGTCTGTACGCCAGCATTTCGTCGATGGTCATCGCGCACCGGCCTTGGCGAGGGGCAGCTGTTGAACACTGCGGGCCAGCATCACCAGCCATTCGGCGAAAGCTGGCGGCGTTCTGCGGCGTTGCTGCGCGCTGCATACTTTGATGCCAGGTGGAGTCTTGCCGCGCCCCGTGCCGCCGCCTGAGCACCAGTGCGTTGGCTCTCCGCCGTAGAGCCGCGTCCGCGCCATCGCGTTAACGTCTACGCCTGCCAGGTAGAGCCACGTCTTCTTGCGGGCGACATGGCCCCACGAAACCTGCTGCACCTGGATCGAGAATCCCCAACCGTCGTAGTCGCGCTCCCCGAACTCGCCGGCCTCGAAAGGAATCGGCAGCCCGCAATGCTTCCACAGCCTGGACCCGGCCGGCTGTTCGAGCACGCCTCCGTACGCACGCACCTGCTCCACGGCGCGCGGTCCGCAGTCGTGCTCAGCGCCGCGGTACAGGTGCCGGAGCGAGCTCCACGGGCCGCACGGCGGGTGCGCGACGACTGGATGCGGACCGGCGTACTCGCGAGCGTCGCGCGGCAAGAACCACGCATCCACGCCCGCCATTTTGGCGTACGGACCCAACCTGTCGACGAACAGGGCGGCGACTGTCGTATCTGGCGCACTGTTGTGACACGCGATTCCATGTTCAACATCCATCCGTAATCACCAGCGTTTCCGTGTAGCAGGTTGTTGTGCAAGAACAATTACCTTGCGCCAATGTTCAGCGTCAATTGGGCAATTCCTGCGGGTTTTCGTGGTCTGAAGTCGTCCGCAGCGTCCTCTGCTCACGCTGATTCTGTGTCACTGTCGTTGCACGGGTGAGCGGTGGAAGCTTCGCCAGCGCCTCATGCATATGCTTTCCAGCGGACACGTGCGTATAGACGTGTTCCAGCATCCGGACCGACGTCCCCATCAGCTTCGCGGTGAACAGAATCGGCACGCCCGCGATGGCCATCTGCGTAGCGAATGAGTGGCGCAGCGTGTTGAACGAGATCTTACCAAGCCCGGCCCGCACACCGTACCTGTTGATGGCCTTGGCTGCATCCTTGTGTCCCCACTTGGTGAACATCTCGCGTTCGTGCCGGCGTTCGAACATCGCCTCGTAGAGCTCGCCGTCAATCGGCACGGTGCGATCACTCCCCTTCGTCTTGGTTCCACGAACGCGCATCTCTCGTGCGTCCCAGTCGATTGACTCGATCTTCCACAGGTCCGACTTTCGGCAGCCAGTTCGCAGGTACGCCAGCACGTGCAAACGGCGCTCGGGTGAAACCACGGCCAGCAGCCGCCGCTGCTCATCCTCGTTCAGCCAGCGTTCGCGGACCACTGGTTTTTTGCTGACTTCTGGAAAGGCTGGCTGCTCAACGCCGGCCACTCCGAACGCCGCGCCAAGGGTGAGCAGGTTATTTCGAATCGTGCCGGCTACGCGCTTCTGTGCTTCGCGGTACGCAACGAAGCTGGCAACGCGCTCTGCTGAGATATCCTGCAGCAGCGTGCTGGACCCGAAGAATCGAAACATCGGCGTCGCATACGACACGATCGCAGCGCACGTCTTGTCCGACCGACCCGACCTTTCGCGCTTCTCAATCAGCATGTCTATGGCTTTGCCGAGGGTCGTTGGCTTCGCGCGGCGGCCTGTGCCAGCCGCGAGCGATGACTCGATATCACGAGCAACGATTTCGGCCGTCCGTTTAGATTTTGCGGTTCCATCGTCAACGATACCGGTGCTTCGCTGGCAGCGCTTCCTTGCGCCGTTGATCCAGTAGTAGCAGTCGGCGTAGTGGACTTTGACACCACTGCGCATGGTTCGAGTGTAGACGTCTGCCATCGGTCAGCCTCCAGGCGCCGTAGGTAGTCATCAAGTCGCTTCTTTTGCAACCGTGTCGATCGGCCAAGTTTCAGCGCGCCAAGCTGCTCCATAAGTGCGTACGCCGCGGACCGTGACAGCGCTGTGATCGCCATCACGTCCGTGCACTTCAGCAGTTGGCGCGCGGTGGTCACGGCTCTTGATTCTCCGCACGCGCCCTAGCGATTTCACCGGGCCATAGGTGACCCGGTGCCGGGTCTTCTTTGTAACCAGGACAATCACTGTCGCATCGGCCGTTGTCCATGCTGTCGCGACCGCGCGGTTTCTTGATACGTCCGCACGTTCGGCACTGCGGCGCGAACTCGCACGCAAGCGTGCAGTCTGAGTAGACAGCTTCCATCACCACAAATCCTCCGATAACAACGGACCGCCAACGAACCAACTACCATCCGGCTGAATGCGCGTTTTCTGCTTGTCGTAAGCGACCATCTTGCCAGCCGCCTCTCGACTCCAGAAGTCGCCTTCGTCATCAACGAAACCTTGCAGACCGCTGCCTGCGCGCCCAGTCACATCGAAGTGCGCCTTGATGATGTGGTGGTGACGCGCTGGACGCGGCAGCGTCCAGATCACTCCGTCGTATACGATTGCGGCGGCGACGATCATCAAAAATCCTCCAGCCGCATACCGTGCCTCTTTCGGCACACGAGCAACTCAGTCCGCACGCGAGCAAGCTCCTCTTGTAGCTGCGTCACGCGCGCGACGTACGCAACCAACGCGTCTTGCGTCGCGGTGCACGTGTCTGTCGTCTTGGTTGGAAGCAAGGCGAGGAAGAGGATTGATGAGAGCTTCATCACTTCACCCGCTTCAACTTCGCAACCACCTCGAACTCCGGCGCCTTGTCTCGGTACAGCGTAACAACCTTCACCGGAGTGTGATCTGGGTTGCGCCTACGGTATGCCTTGAGGCACTCCTTTGCAGAGTCGTACGGACCGAGCACGTAGTCGCTCTGGTCTTCAGCCAGGCCGCACCATCCGTAGAAGCCAGGTTGCTGGCCGTCATCCGGATCGTACGTCGCTTGTGACTGTATGCAGCACGAGTACGCCGCGCCACGTGGCGTTTTGAAGTACTGATTACGATCGGTGCTCACGAGTTTCTTACTGTCCATTATTTTTCCAACGCCTCACGCGCATCGTTTGCGCCGTAGCCGTACCAGGCGATTGCCACGTGAATCATGTTCCTCTCCATCCACCTCAGACCGCACGCGCAGCATTGCAACAGGCACACATCGTCGATGCCGATTGGTGTACCGAAATCGTCGCCGCAGCCAGGACACGACGCGGCGCGTTGCCAAGGCTTCACAACACACCCTTCCCAACCAGCCGTCCGAACTCGTAGGCGGATAACTCGCACCTGCAGATCGGCTCTGCGTTCTGTCTCCATCGGTCCGGCTCATTGGCAACTATCCATTCGCCAGGCTTGGTCGAAACGTAAACCTCAAGCGTCGACCAGTTGCCGCGCCTATCGTTTCCTTGACGTAGCGCCACATTGCACATTGGATAACTGCGAAAGCAGTACGAGTCTGGGTAAGGTGTCATCGACGTCATTCCGCAGCCTTTCCGCCAAGCTCACGCACGATGCGCCAAGCTGTCATCGGTGAGATGCCCTCGCGCTTCGTGATTTCGTCATACGTAGCGCCTGCCTTCCGGAGCGCGTACACCTTCTGCCGCTTTGCCGTTGGCATCTTCGGTCCGTTCTCACGCACCTTGAGGAAGCCATGTTCACCAACATTGCGTGAGTTGATGCGTTCAAACACTCGACGAACCGCGCCGAAAGCAGCGCCGGATACGCATTCTGCAACGACGGCGGCATCCTGATCATGCAGCGCGGTGAACAGCCGATCTAGCAATGCAACCTCGGTAGTAGTCAGCGACAGGGACGCGCGAGCTGTAGTCGGCAATGCGCCGATCGCTTCACGATGCGCGCGACGCCCTGCTTTCTGCCGTTCAACAACATCGAACGGCACCGGCTTTCCCTTCGGCCAAGGCATTACCTTGACTTCACGTGCGCCTTAAGCAAGGCCGCGTACCAGTCTTGTGGGAAGACATCCAGGATGCGCTTCACTTCCGCGCGCAGGTTCGAAAACTTAGTTTCGAGCGCGAAATATGTCTTGGACAGGTTGCTGTTACTTGCGGATAGCGAGCGATACTCCGCGCGCAACCGCTCGATCTCGGCCCTGGCTTCCGACAGCTTCGCCTCTAACTTGTCCGCGCCGCTCCATTCCCGTTCGCTCTCGAGGCGTTCAATCGTCCGCTGTTTCTCCGCGGACTGCGTGTGGTAGGCGTTGCGCTGCCTCTCCATCTCTGAAACATCGAGATGAGCACGGGCCAGACCTTGTTTGAGCACAGCCGCCTGATTTTGTAGCGTTTCGATCTCGGCCTTGGCGGCGGAGAGTTCGATCTCTACTTCGGCAACGCGGGTTAGGCACGCTCGCGTGTAGCCGGCGGTGTCCCCCTCCGCGCGAGCCGCGGCGCGCTCAGCTGCAACCGACTCTTCCAGATTCGGGCCGTCGCCGCCGCGGAGCCATTCATTCGCGAAACGCTCACAATGCTCCCGCTCCTGTTCCGCCGACCGCGGCGCGGCCGCCTTCATTAGGGCGATCGCGGCGGTGAGGGCTTGGTGCACGTCCGACAAGTGGCTGGATCCCGGCAGGGCTGCTTCTAGATGCGCTATGTGTTTATCGTAGTCCATCACTTTCCACCTCTGCACCACTCGGAGTAGTGGCTTTCGCCTTCGGCCAGTAGCAACACCACCGCGTTCACAAACGCATCTCTCACAGCGCCACCGTCCGTTTCGTATCTTCCTTGCGCAAGCGCCTACTAGCCTCATTCGCTGATAACCTGCACGCAGCACACTTGATCGCTTCTGGCGACGGTTCAGCGCACACAACACACTTGCGTTCTGCGTTCAGCCGTTCGCGCCGCTTCCTGGCCCACTCCGACTGATACTTCTGCTCGGCTGTAGGTTCACCGCTGCCGAATCTCTCCTGCCTGCGTCGATACGTCGCGCACGCCGCGCACGAAGTTTGCCGGCGCATCCAGTCAGCAGCAGAGAACTTTCGCTGTCGAGCAGGAGTTGTAGGGCCGCTGCACAACGGCCCGCTGCACACAACGTCGACGTACAGGCGACTACTGTAATCCTTCTCCATCCCGAGCATGCGCCACAATCCGTTAGTGGATGGCATGTCGTGATCCTGCCAGACGCGCTTAGGTGGACGACCGGCCCGCGCTTCCGCCTGCTTCTGGTCACGCGTGACCTTGAGGATAATCGTCTTGCCTGCTTCTAATCCTGCACGATCGCCGGCTCGGTCAGCTTCCAAGCGCCATCGCTCGACAACTGTGTGTACACCACGCGCCCAACGTTTTGCCCCGGTGTACGGGCAACGTGGAAGCTCGCGCGCTACGTCTCGGTAGAACGTGTCAGAGCCGATCGGGGCTGGCGCTAGGCGCATCTCGGTTGGGATGCGCGGCAGCTTTGGAAGCTGCGCATCGAACTGGAGTTCTGCGTTGTGGTGATACGGCGGCGGTGAGGAGCTGTCCATCAAGCTGGCCCCGCGTATGCCCAGATTGCAGACTCTGCAATCTTAGAAAGCAGGCCATGAAAACTTGAGCGTTCATACTCCCATCGCGGAGGAGCTTCCGACTCGTCTAGTTTATGAGCAAGTTTCACGTTTCCCACCGCCTGAATGGCGTTTAGAAGCGTCGTCTTAGCGTGCGCTGTCGCCGGGCAACCGTACACCGCTATCGTCATCATCGCGTTGACGTACACGGTTGATGCGTGTGGCATGCCAATTGTGTGGATGTGATTCACTTCTTATTACTTCCCTTCCAACGTGGACCTAGCGCTTTCAATCCGTGACTCAAGAAGCTTGCAGCGCGCAATGTACCGATCTCGTTCCGCACGCGCGTCGGACAACTCGGCGCGCATCGACTCGAGTGCGGCCTTGTGAACCGCGAGGTTTGCGGCGCACACCGTCAGCTCCTCGTTGCGAGCGTCCAGCTTGCTCGACAAGTCCATGGCTATATCGCTGATGCGATCGTTATCCGACTTCTCGGGAACGGTTGGCAGGTGATTGTTGTATCCAGTGTATGGCATGTCAGTTCCACACAACCCTTTCACCACGCGCGATCGACTCCAACTCCGCGTATCGCCACTGGATTTCAAGGCTGAACAACATGGCGATTTCGTTCCACTCGAGGTCGGCGTGTAGCCACGTGTCAGTCGTGAGGTACTTGATCATGCGCCCATCGCTTCTTCTGCAAGCGTGCGCTCGTACTCAACCTGTACCGCGTCGAGATGTTTACGCGTTCCAGCGTGCGCCTTGGCCTTGGCGTCATCATTCAGCACCGCCTCAAGCGCTTCAATGTATTTCGACACCACATCGGCAGGCGCTTCAGCGATCGGTTTGCCGCCCCACTCAGCATACGTGCGGTTGAAAAGCAGTGTGTTAGCTGGCGGCGGTGATGATGGGGTGCGCGTGACAGCGCTTGCAGAACCGCCAGATGACCACCGTGCAAGCATCTCTCCAGTGTCTTCTGACAGCGGACCATCGCTACCGATTAGCTGCTGCCTGAACTGCTCGGGAAGCTTGATCATTTGACGCTCCCCTGTGTAGTCGCTTTTCCATGTTGGAACTCCGCCAGCATTCGGAAGTAGCAAAGCGTTCAACGTCATCTCGTACACGAACTCTTCACCAGCGATCGGCATGAAGCCAAGGTCAACCAGCTTCTTGTCGCTGCCTGGCTTCGTCTTCTCCTTTGCGCGGAAGCAAAAAATGAAGTTGCAAGGCTGCTGAAGGATCGAGTTGATCATACGGCGGCGTTCTGCCTTGGGCTTTGCCCACGCTGGGAAGTTGTTGCGCTCGCTGCCTCCCATGCGCTGCACTTCGGAGTCGTGCATCTCGAGTACGCCACCGGGGCCTTCGTGTTCGTGACTCATTGAGTCGACAACGATGTTCTTGGCGCCTTTCGACATGCAATGCTCGATCGCTGACAGGTAGTCCAGCGGACTGAACGGTGCGGCGAATGGCAGGTGACGGAACTTGAACCGCTCGGCGTAATGCAGAGAGCGTCGCGCCTCCGTGTCGATCACAAAGATGTCACCACCTGTGATGCGTTGGAATCCAGTTGCCAGACGCAACGCGGAGAACGTCTTGCCGCCGCCGCTCGGACCCATCAGACCGACAAGCAATGGAACAGCGGTTCTCACCGCTGGCACATCTTCGAATGTCCTACCCATTACACAGCCTCCGTAAGCATCATCTCTTCAGCCATAGCCCAACTCGGCGGTGATACGCGGAGCACTTCGCGCGGCGCCGTATACGCAGGCCACGTGTCGGTGCGCAAACATTCCTCCCACGTATCTACAGCACGGCGCCACCGCGCCTCACCAAGCGCAGACATCTCGCCATCCATCTCAGTGACAACTGTCACGTGAGGCCAGCTAGTTTCTAGAAAACAGTTACGGAACCGAGTGCGCCCAACGAACTCAGGGAAGCATGCAACGAACGCTTCTCGATACGCCGCACTCTGAATCTCGTAACCAAGCGCGAAGCATTTGGCTCCAAGCTTGACAGGACTGGCGTTGTCGGCAGTCTTCAGATCCAGAATCAACCCGTCATCAACAAGCACGTGATCGAGTAGCGCTTGGCACTGTACCAGCGCGCCATTCGTCGCACGCGATTCCCACAAAATGCATACCTGAGACAGCCCGGTTAGCTCTACGCCAGCCATGCTGAACGATTTCTTTGCGCGCTCTGCCACGGCCTGAAGCGTAATCAGCTTCGACTCTTTCACCGGGATCTTGCCGTCTGCGCGCGCGGCGTCGCGAGCCGCCTTCGCTGCATTGGTACGATAGTCGTCAAACGGTATTGACTGAATGCGGCGCGAACCGCCCAACACCAATTCGTCAAGCACATTACCTAGCTCCATCTCATCGCTCGGCTCGGACACGTGGCCACCTAGACGCGGATGCTTGGCCCACGCATGCTTAGGCGATCGCGAAACCAACTCATGCGCAACCGATTGGCTCAGGGCTGCGTACGGCGTAAGCGTTCCACCGTAATACTCGTCAAGGTCAACGTCGTCGATGAACTTGGTGACCATTACAACCCCTCCACTCGTCTAGTCCGCACCGCGATCGACAGAATCGCGATCGACTCCGGCGTGTTGTCCTTCAACGCCAGCGCGAACTCGTGCAACGCGTGTGCTTCAACTCGCGCTAAAGCAATGTCGCCCTGTGCGGCGAGTTGTTGCACACGAGCCAGCATCGTCTCTGCTTCTTCGCGTTGGGTCATCAGAACCTCACCGTGCAACTCTTCAGATAGCCGCAGCACACGATGCCGCTGACACGCTGCCCGACCGGATTGGTTGCCGTGAACGCGGTGTGAAACGTGTCGCTGTCGCTACATCCAAACCACGCGTAGCCGGTGATCTGTATGTTGTTGAATCCTGAACTCGTGAGCGCATGGATTGTTTGCGCTTCATCGGTGCACGCAAACAGGGACAGTGTCAGCCATATTCCGAGTAGTGTTCTCATCTCTCCCACCCTCCCTGTGCATCAATCTCAGCGTCGTAGGCATCGCAGAACACGTCCGCGAGCGTCGTATGTGGCGCCATCCCGTCGACGCCTTCCAGCGTTGTGAAGCGTCTAAGCGCGTCGTACGGATCTGCAGGCAGGTGCGGGTACTCGCGCGCTTCCAGCTTGAGGTAGCGTTGAGCCGCGGACTTGCCGGCCTGCTTGGCTTCTTCGATCGTTGGCGTGGTTCGCCCGTTGTCGGCTGGACGCTCCATCGCATCGCAGTGCTGCTCGTAGCCGAGCTCGAAGGCCGGGCGACTCACTTCACGCCCCGCTCGCTTCGCACATGAAAATGTACGCTGCTGAACTTGGTAAGCTCCATCGCGTCGGCACTGCGCTCCGCCGCTTCGAATGCCTCAGCCAGAGTCGGCGCTACACGGCGCACTGAAACCGGGTGATTGTACGCAGTCCACCCTGTGACGACGATGACGGTCACGACGCCACCTTCGCCTTACGCGGTGCGCGCTTCTTCGTGGTCGCTGCCTTCAGCGCATCGGCACTGGCGATGCGCCTGGCTAGCTCGCGATCAACCGTGTCACACAGCTTGATCAAGCGCTCATCACTCAGCGATGAAACGTCGCCGATTGTGAACGCCGCATCCAAACCCTTATCGTCAGTAGCCATCTGCGTCTCCCCTGCTACCGCGTGTTGCGGTGACAAGAGAGAGCATGGACCGAGCGCGACTAGTTGTCTACGGCTAGTTTGAACTATCTCGCAACTAGCGGATCGGGCTTGGTTTTCTGGAAGGCGCCACGTCAGAGCGTGTACGCGGGCGCTCTTCTTCCATGGTGGAAAGGCCGTCTGTAGACGCACTCAGCTCCGCGGCTAGGTCGCTGATCCGAGCGTCGCGCTCAGGCGACCGCGGCTCGCTCGCTGCCGCCACCAGGTCAGCTTCAATTTCGGCAGCCGTCCTAGGCTCCGCGCCGAACACAAACTCGTCCAGGGAAAGCCCGTAGTGCTGCGCTAGGCGCACGGCTGTCATAAGGCTGATGTCGGCGTGCGCGCCTGATTCAAGCTTGGCGATGTGGCCAGACGTCCTACCAATCGTACGGGCCAGTTGTTCCTGTGTTTCGTTCGACGCATTACGAAGTTGTCTAATCCTTTTGCCTATTTGCACAGCAATCTCCGCGTACTTCGTCGCAATTGCCTTGGAAACTAGGCCTTGCCAACTAGTGCCGCTCTAGCGCATAGATGTCACATGGCTGAAAAGAAAGTGGTGAAAGTGAAACTGAAGCCGAAGGCGCCCAAGAAACCAAAGCGAAGCAACGCCACGCTGGGCGGTCGCATTGAGGTTGCGCGCTGCGCCAAAGGTTGGTCGCAGGAGGATGTTGCCAGCGCCATCGGGGTCCGCGGTCGCGCTATCAGCGGCATAGAGCGAGGTGACTGCCAGTCGCCACGGCTGACCACACTTTCGCAACTAGCTGAAGTCCTTGGCATTTCAATCGGTTTCATCGTGAGTGGTGCTAAGTGACTAGCCACATTGCGCTACATGCACCGACCGACGTTGCGAGTCAAGCCATACCTTCGGATGGGCCAGCCAATACCAACGGCGAAAACGAACGCACCTACTCCCGTTGTTGCCCAGCATGCGGCCAACTAGACACCCGCCGCGGTGGCATTCAACACCGTCTCCGTGGTCGACCGTCGACAGACACGCTACCGCCGCCGCCTAACGATCCGCGCATGCGGCGCTGAGCTCTACTCGTGGACACTCGCTGGCCTGCGTTACGTCTGTAATACAACTGTAATCTAAAGGGGTTGTGTATGATTCGAGTGGTCTGTATTGAAAGCCCTTACGCCGCTCCTACGCCCGAAGGCATCGCGCGCAACCGTCGCTACCTGGACGCGTGCATTTTAGATTGCGTGCGCCGTGGCGAGACGCCGTATGCCAGTCACAAGATGCTTACGGATGCGCTGAATGATGCGGACGCTGAAGCGCGAGAGATGGGCATCGTTGCCGGATTTCAAATGCGCGAAGTTTTAGCCATCAGGCACAGCAGGCTGGTCACTGTTGAGTACGTTGATCTTGGCATTTCCAGGGGAATGCTACGTGGCGTAGAGCATTCAGAATCGTTGCAGGTTCCTGTTGAAGTTCGCCAACTCGGCGGTGAATGGTCATGCTACAGCGGGTGCCTTCGATGACCCCTCACCCCCGTTGCAGACGCTGGTTCCACGCGATCCGCAAGACGTGCCTTGACTGTGAGGTTCGTCGCACGCTCGACGAATGTTCCGAGTCTGAACTCTCGCACAAGGAATGGTTCAGCAAGAACTTCCCGGAGTCTTACAAGCTGTTCAATCAGCATGGGTTGCGGTTGGTGAAGGGCGGTGGGAAGTGATTGACGAAGATGACGCGTTGTTGGCCACCGTGCTGGCTTCTGACTCTGCGTTCGGACCGGTAAGCGGTTTCGTTGTGTTGGTGTTTCTGGGGTTCATCTGGTGGGGTGCTTGCCATGACAAGGCGGAGTGCCAACAGATGCACTGCGCACACGGCGCTCCGGTCATCGTTGCGCATGAGTGCGCCTGCGTTGAGGCGGCTCACAAATGACCGACCCCTCCGCCCGCATCATCGCCTGCCTACGCCGGTTCGCTTTCCACTCTGGTGATCGCAGGACAGCACTACGCACGTCCGTTGCAGCCGCGCTCACCGCAGGAAACATCCTCCACTGGCTGAACGACGACGCCGAGTACCAGATCCTAACCGAGTGCGGTGTGGCGATCATCTGTGGTGCGCCTGCGTCGATGACGTCAGTACGTGACGTTGCAGCACGCGCGACGGTGAACGCTGTTGTTGTCGTCACGGCTACTGCGATGTACCGCGGCAGCCCGACGACGTTGATGGGTAAGCCGCTTCATGTGGCGCAGGTTGGAATTGCGGAGGCGTAGATGTGTGACCTAGCCGAAGGTGCAAACGACGTTCAAGACACACGTTGGCCACGCGCTCGCAAGCCTCACGTTTGCTGTGCATGCAACGAGACGATCCAACGCGGACACCGATACGCACGAACATGCGTTGTTTGGGAAGGCACGGCGGAGTCGTTCAAGCACTGCGCTCGCTGCTGGATGATGCTTGAACATCTATGGGACGCAGTCGAAAGCGACGTCGCAGTAGCGTGGGAACTAAACTGCGGTGAGAACTGGCTGAACACGATCGGCGATCTGCCGGATGAGGTTGCAGCGCTCGCGTTCCTGACACCGTCCGAGGCGCAGCTGAAGATTTCCAGCAAGGTCGCGCTGTGATGCCAAGTGAGCTCTACTTCACGACGCGCGCGCTGGCTGGATCGTGGTGCGTGATCATGCTGGTCGGTGTGCTGGCTAGGTGTTGTCAGTGACGCACTCGACCAAGGAGCTCGTAGCTGAGCATGTTCCGCCGGAGGCGATCGGTTGGCGCAAGTGGCGTCGTGAACGTGGCCTGTCTCAACGTTCCATGGCGCACATGCTTGGAGTAGATGCCAACACGCTGCACCGATACGAGATGGGTCTGATTAGAGGCGCGGTCGGCGACAAGATCGCAGCATTCATACAGCGATGGGAGCGCGTGCCGGCGGCGCGTGAGGCGCTTGAGGCAGAGGTTCGACGCAGCAGGCTGCGGTACCGAGCTGCTGCTTTGGCGCGGTGCAAGGCGCGCGGGTTTGCTGTTCCTGAGTCGGCGGCGGAGTAGGAAGCATGGACGGCTACACGAAGTTGTTTGGGTCGATCGTTGCCAGCTCGATCTGGGGTGAGGATCACCCAACCAGAATCGTCTGGGTGACGATGATGGCCCTGGCTGACAAGAACGGGTATGTGGGCGCCTCAATATCCGGCCTAGCTAGAGCGGCCGTTGTTACCAACGAAGAGTGCACTGCAGCGCTCGCGAAGTTCATGGCCCCGGACCCTGACAGCCGCAGCGACGCCTTCGAAGGACGGCGAGTGGAAGTAGTCGATCGTGGGTGGCGATTACTCAATCACGAAAAGTTCAGAAACCTACGCAGTCAAGACGACCGTTCTGAACAGAACCGAGAGTCTCAGCGCAAGTACCGCGCTAACCACCCGAAATCTAAAAGACAAAAACGCGTAATCAATAGTAAGCAAAAGTCAGCCCAAGCATCTCCATCTCCA